CTAATCCCTGGTTTCTTCTCTTTTGGTTCTCTTCTACCATGTGTTTTTGCCAATCTGAGAGTATATTTTGTGCATTAATTTCTACGAAATTTGTGTAATAACCCATTTTATTTTGTCCTCGCTATTTATTTTTTATAAATAATATGTTATTTATAAGGTTTTTCTTTTACTACTATATTTATAGTAGTTTTCTTTGCCTTTGTTTTGTTTTTGTTTCCCTCTTCTTTGTTTATAGAAGTTCTATAACTATAGAAGTTCTATAAAGGGAGCTTACCTTCTTCTCCCAAAAAGAAGAAGTAAGCTCATTATAGGCATATCTTCAATAAATAATAAAGAATAATTTCTGTATACTAGAGAATAATTTCATGATATATTGATACTTCAATATGAACAATATGAGGTAAAATATGAATGATACAAAGAAAATAGCCAATAAAACGGCTGTTAAGAAAACCAAGAAAACTTCTGTAAAGAAGAAACCCAAGTCTTTGATAGAAAAAATATACGAGATACAAAGAGATATTGGAAGTATAGAAAAGAAAGACGGGGGAGGCGTTCCTTATAAGGTAATTGCTTACAACGATGTAAACAAAGAGGTCAGAGAGCAAATGACTAAACAAAGAATTTGCATGATCCCAAGCACAAGCGCACATACTAGAAATGGCAACTTTACTGAGGTTGATGTAGGTATAACCTTAATAAATCTTGACAACCTGGATGATAAATTAACCATTGAGGGTTTTAAAGGTTACGGAGTAGACCAATCAGATAAAGGCATAGGCAAGGCGTATTCTTATGGCTATAAATACTTGTTTATGAAACTTTTTAACATGAATATTGGCAAGGACGAGGAAAGCGAGGATAAAGATACCAAGCGCAAAGAGCCAAAAGAAAAACAAGATGATTCTGCACAAGAATTAGATGACACAACAAACGATTTCTCATGATAGGTAAATACTACAACATGACAGCTAGTCAGTTTGTTGAATACTTGGGTTTTTCTAAATATGTTGCTGGTAGAGGCAACAAAGCCAAGAAGAACACCAAATTAGGTTGGGATATAAATGGCGATAGACCAGCAATAAGCGAATTTGTATTAGAATATGCCAAGTTCGGCCTTGAGCATGAAAAACACGCCCTTAAATTTTACGCAGATCACATGGGGAAGAAAGGCAAGGACTTTAATTTTATACTTTCAAACCAAAAATCATTTGAATTGCATAATTTTTATAGCACTAAAAACGGAGTGATTAGTCTGTCTGCCACACCTGACGGCATACAATCTGATCGTTGTATTGAAATTAAATGTGGCAAGAAAGGCAAAGATGTCTATTCAATCGAAGAAATTGTAGATAGATACTATCCGCAGATACAGGGACAATTATTCGTTTTGACCAAGTTGGGTTACAAGCCAAGCAAAACTCATTTTGTAAATTGGTCTTACAACACCCAACAAATCTATGAGATATTGCCAAACCAACAATATTTTGAGTATTTAGAGGAACATCTGAAAGACTATGCCAAGCATTTGTTAAGCGAGAAAGACTTTACAGAGGATTCGCCAAGCTTTTCAGATGATATAACAAAACAATTAAATCTTATTTACGAGGAGAAGAAAGATGCCTAAATTAACAAGAGCAAGAAGAGAATATAATTGCTATCAATGTAAATCAATCATTGAAAAAGGTAGCATGTATTCAAAAAAGTCTATCTCAATTGGAAGTCCAGGCAAGGAAACTATTGAGAACAGGGGTGGTACACCTACCATAATAGTGCATGGGTTCAGATTTACGGAACGCATCTGTAGTAAATGTTCGGAGGATCTAAGATGAATAATGAAATTATGTCTGATATTGTCAATCTAGTTATATCGGATAATGTCAGAATTAAACTAGCGAGGAATCAAGCTATGTCAGACTACAACAAATCGTCAGCTATGGATTGTTACAAACTGTTATGCAAAATTAGAAACAAACACCAGGAGATGACAACAGAAGAATTTGCCAAGTTTATTGAAGAAGAACTTAGCAAATGCGATACAACACTTAACCAAAGAGGATAATTATGAAAGTTAAAAACAACAAAGTAAACCTTTCTGCTTTTCTCAATAAAGAGTATGAGCCAATCATAATGCAAAAGAAAAGCGAAATTCAACAAAACACAGGCAAGACACCACCATTTTTGAGTAACAGATTTACGCCTGAACAAGACGTTACCTTCAAAGCAGGAGTTTCTTACGATATCGCTTGTTATTTTAACACATCATCTAAAGGCAATAACTATATAAATTTACAATTCGTCAAGACTGATCCAAAATATGTTAAAAAACAGGACGAACAACCAAGAACTTACGCCAACAAAGATGAAATGAGTTTCGATTCAAACGAAATCACAGATGACAATTTGCCATTCTAGGAGAAAAACATGACAGAAAAGCTATACAAAAACAGAACGGCTCAGGGCAGCGCTGATGTTAATTACAGAACTAAACTTAGATATTATACATACAAGTTTGGTTTCGAGATGTTGAGTAAGCCAAAACAAACTCAATGTGAGTTACAAGCAATTAAGTTTTTAGCCAAAAAGGACAAAAAAAATGCCAAAGACAAACAAAAAAACTCATAAATTAATCAAAAAATGGAAAGAGCAAAGGATTGCAGAAATCAACCTTTGGTCTAAAAGCAAAAACAAATCATGCTCAGATTCGAATCCATATTTCGAGGAAATACAAGCTATTTACAGGTCCAAAGCAAAAACTTATCAGGATTTCAAAAAAGAGTTTGACACAAAAGAAATAATTCATTAGGGTATTAGGTATGAGCAGATAACGACTGCTCGGCTATGGGATAGGTATTAATACTGAGGGTGTCTTGCAAGTAGGTTATTGCAATCGAAAGTCAAGCTATTCGTAACTTGTACCTATCCTCAACAAATTGACAGGAGATATATTATGAGTGAACTTGATTATTTAGATGAATGGGTGTTTGTAACCACACCAAAAGGCGAAAAGATAAATGTTAATATTCATTCTGACGGCCAAGAAGATACTATCGGAATAAGTTTATATGAAATGGAAACCACTAACGAGGGCTATGATCAAACTTGCTCTTGGCCTTATGATTCAATAACCATTAATAAATTGAGAGGGGATATAAATGGTAGATAGAGTAAAAATTACAGGCATAGATGTTTATACTATTTCTAAAATAATAGACTTAGATGATTTTGAACATAGAGATACTATTTTAGATGACAGATACACCGAAAAAGATATCGGTATGATGAAAGATATAATAGATAATGAAATTTATTATTTGGGAAAAGAATTTTTTAGAAAGTTTGACGCAAATTGCGGTCATTGGGAAATAGAAGAATTAGATTATACACATGGAGATGATCTAAAAAAAATACCAATCAGCAAGGAGATATATAAATGAAAGTATTAAGAATAGATAATCAAGGAGTTTTAGAAGGCAGAGTTTATGAAACACTTGAAGATTTAAGATATCAATTATGTGATTTTCACTCAATAGATTGGCAAGAAGGAATTGATGAAGATGATAAAGATTACATAGATATTTATTCATTAACACTAGAAGATATCATGGATCATGGAGATTGGAGTTACCAAATGATAACAGATGAAGAGGCTAATGAGCCTCACTATATAAGAATGTATGATTATGAAGAGAGGATTAACGAATGAAATTAACTGAAGAACAAAAACAATTATTAAAGGACAACAAATGGGATTTAATACCCAATGAAACAGGACATATATGGATAGGCGATGATATGGACAGTAGGACACCATTACTTTCATTAGTAAATGAAGTCTTGCCTTTAGATGAATCAACAGGTGGTTATAACTTTTTAATCATTGCCTATCAAAAGGAGGAAGATGATGAGTGAACTATTATCTGAAATTAAAAATTGTGAGGAATGTGGGTATAAAACAAATGAATTATATCTAACAGATATTGGAGAAATACTTTGTGTTGATTGTGAGGCAGAATATTGCCGTCAACAAAATTTAAAGGAGCAAAACAAATGAACACAAAAACAAAAAAATTAATTTGTGAAGATTGTAATGGTTTAGGATATCACGTCATAGCAATGTCGATTGGTTTATGTGATTCAAATGATTCATACAACTACCCACATATAGAAAGATGTGATACTTGCAAAGTGTTCAATAGTGATGAACAGGCAAAAGATTCAAACTGTGCCCACAAGCATATAAGGCAAATAGAAAATGAGTGAGGAATTGATTAGCCCTCTGATTCAATTTCGCCAAGTAACACCCACAATTAATCACAGAAATGCACGAGAGAGCCAATCTCAGATGTAAAAACAAAGCCATTTAGCCAAAAACTAGCCAAACAATAGATCATTCAATCTTATTCAATCTACAAAAATAATCTCAGCTGCATAAATAAATAAAAGATATATTGAATTAATGAATTAATTCATGCTAGAGTAATAATATAAAACAATTATATGAGGTAAAAAAAAAGATGATCGACTTATATTTTTTTGTTTTTCTCTTTTGTTTAGCAAGTTTAATATATACGTATATTGTGTATACGTCTAATGTGAACAATGAAGAAAAAGCATTTATTAAAGGGTTATTGGTGATATTAGTTTTACCAATATTATTAATTATATTTTTGAGGTGAAAAAAAATGAATATAGAAAAAAAGTATATATATAATGCTGTTAATTTTGATACAGCTATTGAAGTAAACAATTATCCATGGGGTTTCAGGTTAAAAACTAAAGTTAAATATTGGATTGAATCAAATAATAAAGGAGATAGATTCATAAAACAGACTTTAAATCCTAAAACCAATAAATGGTGTAATCCTAAAAAATCAACCTATAACGCTGTTGAGGTTTTATATTTTGATGAAAATAACCATGTAAAATCCTATGGAATAGGAAAATATGGAACAAATGAAGAAGAATTAAAAACTTTTATATCTAATATTGATTATAATTCTTTGAATTTATTACAAAAGAAACAGATTGAAATGATTAAATCAATTAATAAAGTTATGGAAAACGTATCATTCAAGATTGAAAAAGTATCAGAATATAATTTATCTAATCCTTTAGATTTAATAAGGATGAGAAAAGATAATAATTCTGCAGAAACAAAAGCCAAAGAAAAAGAGCAAAACATTATTAAAAACAAGATTATAAACTCTATTAACAGCACTTATAATCAGTCTTTAATTAAAAACAATCTTAAGGGTAAAAAGTAATGAGTAGATTAATACAACCAAATAGCCCATTGGATATTGAATTGACAATTCAGTATTTAAGATGTGAGATCAGAAAAAACAAGCCAAAAACACCAATATTTGACCTGGTTAAATACAAACAAGATATACAGATATTGAGATATTTAAGAAAGCGGAGAAAAAAACAATGAATATAGATAAAATAATATATGATAAATTTATAACTTTATTAGATAAAGAAACTATCAATAATATAAGTTTATTAAACCATAGTCTTTATGGAACTTTAATAGATGAAGATTATACTTTTGATTTTTCAAAAATAGCTAATGAAGTCCGAGATAAACTCGATAATATACCAGATATCAATAATAGATGTTTTTATGATGAATACATGGAATATTGGTATGCAGATAAAAATGGGAATTTAATATCTAATGAGTGTTCACTTGACATAGAAGATGAAGACAAATGCAGTGATATATTAGAGATAAGATCGCAAGAAATACTCAAAACAATACTTGGAGATGAGCTATACAGTACAATATATTAATAAATAACCATATATGAGGAGTAAATAAGACAATGAAAAAACAAGATAAATTAATACAAATTAATCCAATACAATATCAATATAAAAATTATCTTATTGATACTGCATACGATAATAAACAAAATGAGTATTTTGTAATATGGTCACCTGATCGTACTGATATAGTAGCAGAAGATTTTAAGACCATAGAAAAAGCAAAAACATGGATAAATCAAAACACTTGATAAATAACCATATATAAACATATAGAGAGCCATACATTTATGGCTCTTTTTTTATATTACTTGTCTAATAACAATATCGATCAATACTAAACAAGAAAAAACGCAAGAAAACCAACGCTTAAATGATGATCCCCTCTAACACCTATACATAACTCAACAATAGACAATATAAGTCTCTTTTATGATCCGTCTATAGCCGCTAAATACATTTCAATAGCGGCTTATAAAGACCTTCATAGTCATATACTATACACTCTCAAATAAATTAAGAGCCTTATACGCTGGATATCAACCAATAAATATTATGCACTACTAAACTACTAGAAATAATTCATTTAGTCTTAATGACGCTATTAAGTGGCTCATATCAACCAATAGGGCCTATAAAAAATATATATTTATGGAATGAGTAATATAGAAATTCTGGGAAAATAGAACATAGGCACCCCCTTGCGTGCGTGATTATATATATATATATCACCCCACACTATGGTGGGAATATTAAGTCTATAAGCATATCCTTATATATCCCATAGCCTACCCACCTACCAAGATATTGATAAAACGCTCAATTCAATCTATCAGGGCTTGTGAGAGGGTAATTTTTATATTAGACTTAGAAGTGGAATACTATGTCTAACGAGAGAATATCTGAGATTCTCAGCACCCTAGATCAACGGCAATCTGAGAATAAGCTCAACTACTACCAACCTTATAGGTTTCAAAAGAACTTTCACGATACTGGCAGGCAGGCGAGTCAGCGTTTACTTATGGCAGCAAACAGGGTGGGTAAATCCTATGTGGGTGCTATGGAGATGGCGGCTCATTTGACAGGTCTTTATCCTGATTGGTGGACAGGTAGAAAATACGATAAGCCCATTAAAGCTTGGGTTTGTGGTGCGAGTAATGAAACCACTAGAGATATCTGTCAAAAAGAATTATTTGGGCAACCCGACAACCCAAGAGATAAGGGAAAAGGATCAATCCCAAAACATCTCATTGGCGAAACCACAAGGAAGCCTGGTGTACCCAATGCACACTCATCAGTCCTTGTAAAACATAAATCAGGAGGTTGGTCGAGGGTTGCCTTTAAGGCTTATGAAATGGGAAGTGAGAAGTTTATGGGTGAGAGTTTAGACCTTATTTGGCTAGATGAAGAACCACCACAGGATATCTATTCTCAATGTATCACAAGAACGCTTGATAAGGCGGGTATGGTTTATTTGACCTTTACCCCTGAAAACGGCATGACAGAGGTAGTACAAAACTTTACCTCTGATTTAAGAGCAGGACAGGCATTAATCACAGCTGGCTGGGAAGATGCAGAGCATTTAACAGAGTCTATGAAAGAGCAGATTCTACAAGCCCTACCACAGCATGAGCGAGACATGCGCTCAAAGGGTATACCAATGATTGGTAGTGGGCTGGTTTTCCCAATAGATGAGGACACTTTGGCTTGCGAGCCTTTTATTATTCCCAATCACTATGCACGTATTGCAGCCATTGACTTTGGCTACGACCACCCAACAGCAGTTGTTTGGATTGCTTGGGATCGTGATGATGATATTGTCTATGTCTATGATTGCTACAAGATGTCTAAACAGACACCTGACTATCATGCAAGTAATATTAACCAGCGAGAAGGGTCACACTACATCCCAATAGTTTGGCCACATGACGGGTATCAGCACGATAAAGGTAGTGGGATTGCCCTTGCAGAGCAGTATCGAATGAGTCATGTCAATATGATGCCTTTTCACTTTGAAAACCCACCAGCTTTAGGTGAGAAGAAAGGCACATTAAGTGTTGAGTCAGGAATTATGGAGATATTGACACGCATGGAGCAAGGGAAATTTAAAGTATTTAACACATTGTATGATTGGTTTGAGGAATACAGGCTTTATCATCGAAAAGACGGCAAAATCGTTAAAATTAAAGACGACTTAATGGCAGCAACACGTTATGCAACATTGAGTCTTAGACATTCAACAACCGAGACATCTAGGTGGAATAGCAAAGGCAGATTAGGCCCTGATGTCGCAATAGTTTAGGAAAACATTATGGCACTACCATTGATACCATTAGCGCTAACAGCAGCAAGAGTAATTGCTAGAAACAAAAAAGCGAGAAAATTGCTTTCATCAAGTGTACAGGCAGCACGTAATGCTTTGGGAAATACAAAAGATGTTGTAACAGCAGGTGCTGCGTTTGAAACAGGCAGACAAATAGAAAAAGCTAGAAGAAGAAGAAAAAAATAATTAAGGAGTAAAAAATGTCAGAAAGATTAAAAAAAAGACTTAGAGGTGGTGTTCCACATATAGCTAAAACTGTTGAAAACTCTAAAAAAACAAAAAGAGATTTTGATGAAACTAAAGGAATTGCACCATTTCCTTCTAAAAACTTATATGCTCGACCAAAAGCACTCAGAGATAGTCGCAATTTTGTGGGTCTAGACGGGCTTGCTCCACCTGTGCAGAAACCCAAAAATAAAAATATTTTAGATAAAGCTATGGATTTGTTCAAAAAAATTAATGAAACAGAACCATTCCCAAGCATAAATAAATATAATAAACCTCTCCCAAGAGGCTTTTCTAAAATAAAAAAGTAAAAGACAATGACAGACGAAAAACCAACGCTTTGCAGAACGCCAACTTCAATGGCATTTAAAATACAAGACTTAGAAATTAAAA